GCTTTCAAATTCATCGTAGATGATATTGAAACTAAAATGTCACATGTCAACTTCAAAGAAGTAGCTTCATCATCTGCTGCGTATGCTCTTAAAGATGCATATGATGCTGCTGTTCTAGCAACTATGTTTGCTGGATGTTCAGCTTCATCTCCTGACCATATTATTGGTTCAGACAGCTCAACTGCTGATGCAACTTTAGCACATGCTACTAACTCTGTAGACCTATTAGGTTCAGACGGAACTGGTGTAGATGCAATTGACCTTATGGCAAGATTTGCTAAACTATTAGACGAACAGAATGTACCTGAAGAAGGTAGATGGTTCGTAGCTCCTCCTTCATTCTATGAAGAATTAGCTAAAGCTGACTCCAAGTTAATGTCTGTTGACTTTAACGCTGGACAAGGCTCTATCAGAAATGGTTTAGTATCAAGTGGTAAACTAAGAGGATTTGATATGTACAAATCTAACAATGTTGCTGCTACATCTAACGCTACTGGTAAATGTATGGCTGGTCACATTTCATCAACTGCTACTGCTAATACTATTCTTTCAACTGAAGTGTTGAGAGACCCAACATCGTTTGGTGATATAGTAAGAGGCTTACATGTCTATGGTGCGAAAGTACTTAGAGATGACGCTTTAGCAAGTGCATTCTATGTAATTGACTAATTGTCAAAACTCGGGGGGTCTTAATTGACCCTCCACTTTTTAGGAAGAATATGAAAGGCGTAAAACATTATAAAAGAGACGGTACTGAACATAAAGGTGGTACTCACAAAATGCCTAACGGAGCTTTACATTCTGGCAAAACACACGGTAAGACCAGTGTAAAGCTTTTTCATTTTAAAGATTTAAGTAAAAAAGCAAAGTTAAAAGCTAAAGGTAATAAATAATGGCTACAACATATCTTGACATAACTAATGAAGTACTGAGAGAACTTAACGAAGTTCCATTAACGTCTTCAACTTTTTCTGCTGCTACAGGTATTCAAAAATTTGTAAAAGATTCAATTAATAAATCTTTATTTGATATAGCCAACGAAGAACCACAGTTACCTTTTTTTTCAGCAGGAGTCAGTGGAACTACTGACCCTTTTTATGGTAACGTAACTGTTCCTAGTGTTGCTGGACAACGCTGGTACTTATTAAAAGCTGATAGTTCTAGTATTACTACCGACTATGCTTCTGTAGATTGGGACGATTTTTATGCTACAACAATAAACGTAAGTGGAGAAACTACTCCTTACGTTTCTAAAGGTTTAAAATTTATTACACATACAGACTGGAAAAGGTATTATAGAGATAGTGAAAATGCAGACGATGCAGATACACAATCACATGGAGAGCCTAAATTTGTAATTAAATCTCCAGACAACAGGAAGTTTGGCTTAAGTCCAATACCTGACAAAGTTTACAATATTCACTTTTATGCTTTTACAAAACCTGTAGAACTATCAGCACATGGTGATACAATAGCATTACCAGACCAATATGCTAATATTATAACAGCTAAAGCTAGATATTATGTGTGGCAGTTTAAAGAAAGTCCACAACAAGCAGCTTTTGCTTTAGACGATTTTAAAAAGGGAATGAAATACATGAAGTCTAATCTCATGAATCCAGCTCCTAAATATATGACAGACGACAGAACCTACTTTTAAATATGGCACGTTCACAACCTTACACTGTTGCTTGTAACGGAGGACTAGTAAAGTCAGTAAACTCTATTGACTTACTTAAAACTCCGGGATTAGCAAAGACTTTACAAAACTTTGAAGTAGCTACAGAAGGTGGCTACAGACGTATTAACGGTTATGTAAAGTATAAAGTAGGAACTGTAACACCTACACAACCTACAGGTGGTATTACAACTATATTAGGAACTTTTCCTTATGCAGACGGTGTAATAGCTTGTGCAGGAACAGATATATTTTTTAGTAACGATGGTGCTACTTGGTTACAAATAAATAAACTATCCGCAACAAACGGAGACAATTATACAACCTTTATAGGTAAAACTGCTACAGCTAGAACAAATCAAGGACAGTGTTCATTTGTACTGTTTGAAGGTGCTACATTTGATTATGGTGAAGTAATAATTGCAGACGGTGCTAATGAACTTTGGAGTTTTCGTATGGAAGGTCTTGGTAATTTAGATACGAGAACTTTTTATGCTAAAGAAATTACAGTAGATGGAACTAATGGAATTAAACATTTAGCAATTCATGACCATCATTTAATAGCTGCAGGAGTTGAAAATAATTTAAGTACTGTATATTATAGTGTTTATAATGACCCTAATAACTTTACAGGTACTGGAGCTGGTTCAGTAACTATATCAGACCAAATAGTAGGTGTTAGAGGATTTAGGGAAGACTTAATAGTTTTTGCAGAAAATAGTATACACAAACTTGTAAACATTAACGATAGTGCTAATATTCGTATTGACCCTATCACTGAAAACGTAGGGTGTTTAAGCGGATACAGTATTCAAGAGATTGGTGGTGACTTAGTATTCTTAGCACCGGATGGTATTAGAACAGTTGCTGGTACTGCAAGAATTGGTGACGTTGAGCTAGGAACTGTGTCAAAAGCTATACAACCTTTGATAGTTAGTTTAGCTAGAAACATTGATGACTTTACTATTAACAGTTTAGTTATTAGAGAAAAGTCACAATACAGATTATTTTATACTAATACTGGACAGCCTAATGTAGGACAAAAAGGTATTATAGGAACATTAAGACCAAACGGATTTGAATGGTCTGAAACAATAGGTTTAGAAGTAACTTCAGTAAATTCTAACTTTGATAACGAAGGTATTGAAGTTTATTATCATGGTGATACAAACGGTTATGTATATACTCATGATAGTGGAAATGATTTTGATGGTTCAAATATAGATGCTAAATATCAAACTCCAGATTATGATTATGGAGATTTAGGAACTTTAAAAACTTTACACTACGTTAAACTATCAATAGCTCCAGAAGGAGATATAACTCCTACACTAAGAGTTAGATATGATTACGATAGTATAGATTTACCACAACCAGCAGATTATAGTTTAAGTGTAGATGCACCTTCATTATTTGGTTCAGCTACTTTTGGTTCTTCAGTTTTTGGAGCAGGAGAACAGCCACTAGTTAGAGTAGCATTACAAGGTAGTGGACATAGTAATTCTTTTAGAATTGCAACAGACGATAAAAAATCACCTTATATTATAAATGGTTTTTATATAGATTTCATACCATCAGGAAGGAGATAATAGATGGCAAGTTATACCAGACAAAGTACATTTTCAGACGGAGATTTAATAACTGCAGCATTATTTAATGATGAGTATAATCAGTTACTTGAAGCTTTTGAAAATACTACTGGACATAAACATGACGGTACTGTAGGTGAAGGACCAGTCATAGGTATTCTTGGTGATGCTGGAGTAGTAACACCACTTAACAAAATTTTAATAGATACAACTAATGACCATATAGAATTTTGGATAGATGTATCAGGAACTTCAACACAACAACTTTACATAGCTGATGGAGCTATTATACCTGTTACAGATAACGATATAGATTTAGGTACCAGCTCTTTACAATTTAAAGACCTTTACATAAATGGTACTGCAAACATTGATAGTCTTGTAGCTGATACAGCAGATATTAATGGTGGTACTATTGATGGTACTATTATTGGTGGCACAAGTGCTGCAGCTATTACAGGTACTACTATTACAGGTACTAGCTTTGTAATTGGTAGTGCTAGTATTGATGAAACAGAATTAGAAATACTTGATGGAGCTACACTAACAACTACAGAACTTAACTATGTTGATGGAGTTACATCAAGCATACAAACACAAATAGACACTAAAGCTCCTCTAGCTTCTCCTAGTTTAACAGGAATACCTACAGCTCCTACTGCAGCTTCTAATACTAATACTACTCAGTTAGCTACTACAGCTTATGTACAAACAGAAATTACAGAACTAATAGCAGGTGCACCCGGAACACTTGATACACTTAATGAACTTGCAGCAGCTATAAATGACGATGCAAATTATAATACAACTTTAACAACTGCATTAGCTACTAAACTTCCACTAGCCGGTGGAACTATGACAGGTGATGTAACCTATAGTGATAATGTAAAAGCACAGTTTGGTACAAGTAATGACTTGCAGATTTATCATGATGGTTCTAACAGTTATATTAAAGATGCTGGTACAGGTAGTTTAAGACTTAGAGGAACAGATTTAAGGTTAGAAAGTTCTTCACTTGCTCATAACTTTATTGTTTGTACTGAAGGCGGTAGTGTAATTGCATACCATAACGATTCATCAAAACTATCTACAACTTCAACAGGTATAGACGTAACAGGAACTATTACTGCTGATGGTTTAACAGTAGATGATATAACTATTAATGGTTCTACTATTTCTGATGGTGGCTCAATAACTATAGACACTGAAGGTGATTTTATAGTTGACTCTGAAGGAGATGTATATCTTGATGCAGCAGGAAACGATTGGAACTTAAACTCAGCAGGTACAAATGTTTTAAAAGTTACTAATACTAGTGGTGATATTAGTATTAAATCTATGACTAGTGATAAAGATTTAATATTTAAAGGTGTTGATGGTGGTTCAACTATAACAGCTCTTACCCTTGATATGTCTGATGCTGGTACTGCTATATTTAACCATGATATAAAAGTAGGTGATAATAGTAAAGCTATCTTTGGAGCAGGTTCAGATTTAGAAATTTACCATGATGGTTCTAATAGTTTTATAAAAGACTCAGGAACAGGCTCACTATTAATAGATGCTACTAATTTATATCTTAGAAATAGTTCTGGAGAAGAGTATGCTTCATTTATATCAGACGGAGCTGCTAATTTAAAATATAATGGTAGTACTAGAATAGTTACAACCTCAACAGGTATAGACGTAACAGGTACAATTATTGGTGATGGTCTTAGTATCAAAGGAACTACTGGACTATTAGTTGAATCCAATGGTTCTGCAAATTATGGTGTTTATATTGAATCTAATTTTGCAGATACAATGGGTACTATTGGAGCATTAAGTCAAGCTGATGCTGGAAGAGATGGTGCTAGTATATCTTTTAATGATTTTGGTAGAGGAATTGTTTTTAAAACAAATGAAGGTGCTAGTAATTCTGAAGCTGCAAGAATAGATTCATCAGGTAATTTAATGGTTGGTGGTACAAATGCACGTCCTGCTGAATTTGCCCATCCAAAAGGAATTAGTTT